CGGCGGACTCGATAATTGATGGATCAACAAACGGAACAGGCTGTCCTGCATTTTGTGCCTCCTGCTGTGCATTCTGGAAGAACGCCGCCACCTGATCGCGCGCCAAGAACGACACGTGCTCTTGAACGTGAGCTTGTAACAGCAAAAAGCCTTGCGGATTTGCACCCGCAACAGGTGAAGTCAGGAACATCGCATGGGCCATGATGTGTGACTCGTGATCCTGCTGCGGGAATGCCTGCATTGGAATTCCCTTAACAGCGTTAGAGTTTTCCGTAGCAGGGTCCACAGCTTGTGGGGGCTGTGGCGGAGGAAGAATTGCACCAATGTCCTTAACATCCAGTGCGTCATACATTCTGCGATAGGCCTCGTACAGATTGTGCATCTGCGGTGCGGCCTGCGCCAACTGCAACTGTGTTTGGGCCAAAGACAAACGCTGTGACATGGAAAAGATCGAGGGGTCCGAAACAGGAATGATGTCCACACGACCATCAAAATCCTGCGCCATAACTTCGGCCGGTATATTCTGGCCCACAAAGTATGGATACGGGATCGGGTTGTTTGCAAATATCTCCGAAAGCAAACGGAACTCTTGCTTCTGCCCATAGTGCAGACGTTTGTGGATGCTGGAAATAATTTTCGAGCCTTGTTCAATCAGGGCAACCGTTGTGCCCACTGGCGCTTGAGAACTGACATCTGCGACCTTGGCGTCCGCAACTTGTGCAAATCTTCTGCCGGAATCAACAATAACCCCCAGTAACTGAGCAAGTGTGCCAGAAGGTTCTTTATACGGGAGGGGCATAAGAGCGTTGCGAAGATCACCACCGGGAGCATCAATATCACGAAACTCGCCAGGAGCAAGCGGTTCATCATCGTTACGAATGCGAACACCACGAGCCTTAAAACCTGCTGGCAGATTTGAAAGAGTCCCGGCATCGATGAGTTGTCTAAGAATCGAAGTCGCGGCACGAGATAACCCCCCTATTGTGTGTAACAAGCCAAAGCCGTAGAACCCAAAACCGGGCAAAAACTTGTAATGTACAAAATACTGGCGCTTGCGAAGAAGTGGATCATCCTCGCGGTAGTTGCGAACTACGGACAAAACTCTGCCTGAGGCCTCGTCAAGAGTAACAATGTATGGGATCTTCACGCCCGTAGGCTCCCCCATATCATTCATGTCCTCAAAACCTTCCAAGTCTAGTTCAGTATGAATCTCCAGCAATGTGTATACATCATCCCCGTAAGTAGGACGCACACCCTGTAAATCATTCTCTGTCTGCTTGATCGGACCCGGATCTTCTTCTTCCTCGCCCTGCAAGTCCACATCCTTGTACACCCCAGAGACCTGCATCTTGCGTAGCTCGTTCTCAGTCATGCGAACAACGTGAGTTACCCGCTCCGATGTATTCAAGTCACTAGCAGAATACGGAACAATCAAATCCTCTGCCGGTACAAACTTGGACACCGCCCGTTGCCTCGCCGGATCAAAGTAAACTTTCTTGAACGTGGACCCAGTCAGCGGTAAATAAAATAACATCTGATCCGTATCAGGATCATATTCCTCCATAACTTCAGTAATCTGATAGTTCATGAAGTCTTCTACGCGCTGCGCCTGATCCTCAGTAACCTGAGTTGGCGCGCCAACAATCTGTGTCTTCACAGGCCCACCCGCTGGCAACATTTCCTTGTAGGCCTGCGCCTGAAACTGAGTAACGGCCTCACTCAATAACGGATGATGAACACCACTTGCACCCAAGAACGGATCACTGCGCTCCTCGTAATTTACACCCAACAAACGCAAACCCTTGGATATAGCCTCTTCCCAGTCGCTACGAGAATCCCTGTCACTATCAACTTTATCCCGAAGATCCGAGGACAAAGCACCAAGAACGGAATCATCTAGGATCTCTGCCAAGTTTGCATTGTGGTTGTACATCTCAGCAGCAACCTCAACAACCTCCTCCATGCCGGCAATTTCTATGCCCTCAGGAAGTTGGTCCTCGGCTGGTAACTCTATCTGTATCGATGCAGGAATTGCTTCAGATGGACCGCCTGCGCCCATCGCGGGTTCAACCATTCTTGGAGGTAGTGCCATTAAAATATCCCTCTAAATCTCTGTGGACGGGCGATGGGACTAAAACCTTTGACCATGCCGCCGGCGCGTTTGCCGTAAGGTTTACCATAAATTTCAGGATAAATCACGTTTACATACCGATCATACTGCTTGTCCGTCAGCTTCGATACCTGATCAGTCATGGCAATGGTACGAATTTGCCGATCAGTCCTGCCATCGGTTGTAGGACCACGGTCCTTTTTGTCAGCCATCAGTAATACTCCCTCCGCTTGGCAGGAAGCCAGTCCTCAAGTTCCTCGCCCTGTAGGCTAATAAACCCGCCCTGCCTAAAACGCATCAGTGCCATCGTCATGCTATCACAAAAGTCATCATGATCGCCATTGGGAAAAGAAGCAACCTCCTCGATCACCTCTTCTGCAAACTTTCTACCCTTAGGATACCACACTTTGCCCGATTCAAATATGGGCGAAGCCATATGCATGCGAGTGGTCTTGTCAATTCCACCCCCACCCTTCCGGCGACCAGGCGAATAGGTAGTAACAGGCAAATTTTGTAGTCTCATCTCATCAGCCAACGGAGTTCCAGAACCCTTCGCCTCAATCAACATCATGTCAGGCTCCCAATAGTCGTTCTCCTCCACAGCAATCTGCTTCAGTTCAGGAAAACTCCACCGACCCTTCTTTGCATCCATCAAAATCAGGTGCTGGTCCCCATTTCCATGCGGCTCAAACACCCCCCACGTCGTAATAGCAGAGTAATCAGCCGTTTCCTTCTTACTATACGCCGTATCATAGGACTGAATCACATATTGAAGCGCCGGAACATCCTCTTCTTCCCACTCGTTCCACCATTCGCGCTTAATCAGAGCAGTTTCCTCCGAAACTGGGTTCTGCTGCCACTGTGCGTTCCACTTTCCTAGCGAAAGTGACGCCTTAACCTTCAATAATTCTTCTTTTTTCCAAAACTCAGGCCACAAAGGCTCGTCAGACGGCATAATTGCAGGAAATTCTACTACCTCCCACTGGTCTGCCATCAAATCTAGGGCCTGCGCCTGCAACAAACGGCCAGTCAAGTCCTTCTTCGACCACCTGGTCTGCACAATTATGATTGAACCACCAGGCTGAAGACGCTGTCTCGGACCCGAAGTGTACCACTCATAGGTTCTGTCATAAGCAGTCGAGGATAAAGCATCTTGTTCCGAGTGCGGATCGTCAATAATCACCAAATCACCACCACGACCAGTCATCGCAGCTCCAACACCAGCCGCAAAATACTCCCCGCCTACACTCGTCTCCCACCGACCAGCAGCCTGACTGTCCTGTTTCAAGTCCGTGTCTGGAAAAATCTCCCTGTATATAGGATCCGCAATCAAATCCCTGACCTTACGGCCAAACCTCACAGCAAGCTCCGTATTCATAGTGGCCTGAATGATCTTTAACTTAGGATTGCGGCCCAAGAACCATGAAGGCATTAAGTACGAAGCAAACTCAGACTTACTGTGACGAGGCGGCATGTTCACAATCAACCGCTTCAAGTCGCCAGAAGCTATGCGCTCTAACTTTTCTGCAATAATCCGATGGTGCCGGCCAACAATGAACCCGTCATACACGTGCTGTACGTACTGCATGAAATCTTCTTGGGCCTTCTCCCTCGTCTCAAGGAGGCTCAACTGCTGTTCTAGTAACAGCATCTCACGAAGATCATCCTCGGGTATCGCTTCTAGGCCCTGGTTCATGGCCGAACGATATTATACGCCAATGAATTTATCAACCCAACATGACATGACATGTACGCGCTACACCACCCCAAAATCTAGATGCCCCCCCTATCGGATCCGACAATCGCCACAGGCAATCAGCTCAAGTAACCCCAGACCAATACTCATTTTGAGTATGTTAATTGTGTTTGATTGTGTTTTTTTATTTTCTTTTGTGTAAAACCCGTGTATTGGTATGTGTACCAATAACGGCAAATAGTATTTAAACGGAGATAGAGTAATGCCTAATAAGAGATACCAGAGAATGCTTGATACAATCGATGCCCAATTAACTAGCAAGGATAATAAGATTATCCGTTGGGCAAAGATCAAGCAGGCCGAAAAACTCATTAAAGAGAGAATGTCTGAGTTAAGAGCACAGCTCATCGAAGAATATGAATCAGGCGACGGCGACCCTGCGTTTGATATCAAATATTTTAAAGAGTCATCCACCATGCCCCCCTCTACTGTTTTATTTGAAGCGCTGAAAGAAGCGATTGGTGAAGATAAAGCTGAGGTTTTCTATGAAGAAAACAAGGGAACAAAAAGCGCCCACTACAGGGTTACTACAGTTTAAACCAACGGGGGGCATTGCCCCCCACAACCACAGGAGAATAGAATGGTAGATAAAATGATCGCGTTGTTCATAACGACCATGAGCTTACTGGTAGGCGTTAGCACGTATATTGACGGGTTCGCCGGATCAGGAATTGTGCTATTTGGTTGCGTTGCCTGTTTCATAGGTGGGGCTTGGATATTGGTAGAGCTGTCGATAAAGGGGGGCAAGTGATGAGTGTTGCAGATTTCTTTGACGATTGTCTGAAAGATTTTACGCGGCCAGTTGGGTGGGAGAGCGCTTGTTATTACAACGATGTTTGCCCTAGTTTTAGATACAAGGGCTATGAGATATTTGTTGATCACCCCGACCCTAAGGAACGAGAGCTAGGGGAAGATAGGACTAGGTTTTCAGTGACAATAGCACTTGATTATGGTGAGTCTGTTTGGCGCTTTGAAACAGATGATCTTAATGAAGTATTGAAAGAGATTGAAGTGCCCTATCTCACCCGCCCACTACGACATGACAAGGAATACTACATAAAAGAGGAATTAATATTGAAAGAGTTAAGGGCACGTATCTAAACCAATTGCCTACCCCAGGATCCTGAGGTAGGCTTTTTTGTGCTTATGCATATGTTCCTTCCTAACTGGCTCCGCTATCGAGCTCGATAGCGGGGTCTTTTTTTATATATAATAGGCGCGAGGCCGCAGGGCCGCAGGGCGCCGGACCTGGTTAATATATAATAGGCGCGAGGCCGCAGGATGCAGGGCCAGCAGCATGTTACTTTTTGTTTTGTTTTGTGTAGTTTTGTGTATAATAATTAGACGTTAACCAATCGGAGAATTTTGAAAATGAATAAAGCAGAAAGCGCAATCATTTATAGGGGGCCGTCACTCATAGACCAGTCACCTATTGTCGTGGTCGCTATTGTTAAAAGTAGCAACACAAAAACCGGAAATATGGTGCAAACTTATATTCTTTCAGACAATGGTCTAGACCCTATGATGAATAACAAACTAGGGCACGATTTTTCTATATGTGGAAATTGTAAGTATAGAGGCGAAGCAGTATCAATAGACGCGCCCGGAAAGCATGCCAAGGGTCGCAAGTGTTATGTAAAACTATTTCACGGCCCCTTGTTAGTCTGGAAGCATTTGCAAAAAAACGGATACCCAACAATAGAGGGCCATGCCGCGATTGCCCTACTAGGAGCTGATCGCATGGTTAGAATTGGCACATATGGGGACGGAGCCGCAGTCCCTAGATATATCTGGGACAGTCTTATTTCTGACGCTATAGGTCATACAGCGTATAGTCACCAATCAGATTTAGAGGGGGTGGAAGTAGACCCTAGTCTGTACATGATAAGTGCAGACAGCGAAAAAGAAGCAAGGGTTTATTGGGATAAAGGGCAACGGACATTTAGGGTTGGCAATAGCGTAGACGATATCGTTAAAGGCTTAGAGGTTTTATGTCCTGCTAGTAAAGAGGCCGGCCGGCGCGTTACTTGCGATACCTGCAAATTGTGCAGTGGTTCAGATATCAAAGCAAAATCAATTTTTATACCGCAACATTAAAAGAGGCCCAGGGACTATGTCCTTGGGTTTTCTTTTTGCGCCTCGATCATATCAGCGGGGCCGCAGGACGCAGGGCCGCAGGACCACATATCCATAGACAGGGCGCGCAGGGCGCAGGGCACACCGGCCAGCTCACCTATATACAAAGCCGCAGGGCGCAGGGCCGTGATCCGCGACTCTTGAAACTGGGCCGCTAGAGCGCCGTCAAACAAAATTGCATCGCCCCTAGAGGGTGGGGTTAGCAAGAAAAAACTAACGCCTCCACAGCGCTTATGGGCGGTATGCCAAGCGATCTGAGAGATAGATACCGAAACCCGATCATTTTTAATTATTTTTAACTCAACCCATATCGGGACGCCATCTATACACATATAGACATCAGGCATCCCTTGTCCCGTGCGGTTCTCAATCCGCTGGTAATGTGTCTTTTTCGGTAACTTCTGCCTCAACGAACTCCACAGCGATTGCTCTGTCTTTGGCATCATCAACCCTTTTCATATCATCGAAGGCTTGGGGGTGCTGTTTGCGTAGGTCAGCCAACCTAGCAACAATCTCATCACGCGATAACTTATCCAACTGATGGATATGTTGTTGCTCTCTTCTATCTATGGTCAGACCGCCAAGTGAGGACCGTATCTTCTCCGCGTTTACAGCGGCTGAAAACTGCCCTTGTTCTTCTGCCCCTCTAGACAGTTCGTCAAACCTTTTGAGCTGGCCAATAAGAGTCACGCCATACTTACGTTGTCTCTCGTCTCTTAGTTCTTTAATTAGTTCCACAACCGCTGGGAAGGATTTACCGTCTAGTAGTTTGGCCGCGTGTTGTGCCGCTGAATTATGAGAGTAACCTGCCAACCTCGCGCAGCCTGCGTTTGTATGGCGTCCGTCTACATAATATTTAGCAAACTCTCTCTGTCTGTTCGTCAACCCTGCTGGCCTACCGCCCTTGTTCAAAGCACCCTCCTGTATAGTGTTTTCTGTGGGTAACACACCTGGATTATAAAAGGCAACGCGCGTCTATGGAAGTGTAACGAGTGTAACCAAGTGTAACGGGAATAACCCAATAAAAACAATACTCGTTACACTCGTTACACTCGTTACACCTATTTTGAAAAAAAAAAATAAAAAAACTTTACCCGTGGAAAACACTATACGTAACGAACGGGCTTGTTTTTTGTGTTTAGTTGTATTACTTCTATGTATATGGATAGTAGATCAGATGGGATTTACTAGTAAAACAGGAGATTTTGATGTTTAATTTCACGTTTAAAAACGGTGACACCGTAGAGTTGAAGGCTTTCAAGCACTCTGAATTTGCTTCTGAAGAGACACATTGCTACGAAGCGTCCGTATATTTCAATGGAAAGCGTGTCGGTGTTGTTAGTAATCAGGGCCACGGTGGGTCGGACCGTTGGGAAGGTGACTACTCTGTCCTGAGAGACCTAGAGGCGAGATGCAAGACCGATATGCCCAAGTGGTCACTGTACGATGATGAGGAGCATGACACCACCTTTGAGATATGGTGTGGTCAGCAAGTAAATAGGTGGCTTTCGTACCGCGACTTTAAACGTGCGATGAAATCCAAGGTAGCATTTAAGAACCCCCACTCTGACGATCCTGAGGTTATTCGGATCGCATCTTTCAAAAACACAAAGAAGATTACTGATCGTCACATTGAGTTTGTCATGTCTGATGTTAAAGATGCCGTGATCCTGAACCTTCTGCCTGAGACCGATGCCTTTGCAATGTGGGAGGTGTGTGGTGAATAAATCTTTTTACACATCTTTAGAAGCGGAGTTGAACAACCGCACCAAGGACATAGAACCAGATTGGTCGTTTGTTGACGGTGGGGTTATGTATCAGTTGGCCTATGCCAACGATGAGTTCCCCACTTTTGTAAAGGTTCGTCTTGTACGTGACAGATACGTGAAGTTTGTTGTCACCACGTGCGTCAATGGTGAGAAGGACGATGTTTACGAGGGCACTGATCGCAACACCGCCATTGCATTTGCCATCGCCAAGGCCATTCAAATCGACAAGGAATGGATTCCTGTTGAGGATGGTTTTGAGCATGAAGGTATGTGGATCACTGACCGCACCAAGTCACCGTGCGGACGTTTTGAATTAACCCCCGAAGAATCAGAAAAGCTTTATGGCAAGGAGAATGGATAATGAGTACGCAAGCGATTTACACTTTTGTTGACCCCGCAAGCGGGGATGAAGTCAGTGTCTTCAAGCATTGGGATGGATACCCACGGGGCGCGGCGACCTTTTTACAAAGGGCCAAGGCCCTAGCATGGCCGCTCCCGCGCTTTGAGGCTGATGAGTTTGCGGCGGCTTTTGTTGCGGCGAACAAGACCCGTGAGGGCGACTGTCGTGTGGTGTCAGACACCAGCAAGGATTGGTATGTTGACTACAAATATCGGATCGGGTTCGCGCATGGCGGACTAGTGGTTGAGATATTTAAGCGCGACGTGTGGACGGGTGACTATACTTTGGTTGATGCCTGTAATCTTGATGACATGGAAGTTTTAGGAGAGGTGGCATGAGTGTGGTGTTGATGCATGACTTGAAATGGATGCCAGACTGTCAGTGCAACAAGTGTAGGACGTTATACTCTGACGATGATTTAGAATTGTTGGAGGATAAGGATGGTTTTTTCAAAGGTTGCGGGGTTTGTAAAACGGATTCCCACTTAATGGATTTTGACTACAAAGGAGAGGTGGCATGATTGTTTTGGAATTAACTATGGTCGATGACTCTTTAGACGAGAGCCTTGATCAGCCTGTGTTGTTGGTTGGCGCAGAGTTCAAGATTTATGAGCAACACAAAAAGCGTGGTGATCGTGAGCGCACGGTCAGCATTATTCAGCAACCCAACAACTCCTATACGCAGGTGGCAGAGCCTATAGATGACATTCACGATGAGATATTGGTTCAGAAGGGAGGTGCGTGATGCCAGTTCGTATGTATCGCGTAGTGTTGCGGGTCTCACATGATGTAGAGTTTTATGTTGAGGCTGGTAACGAGTCCGAAGCTTTGGAAGAGGCTTGTGAAAGAGAGTTGTGTGATGGTTCGATTGTCAATGAGGACATTGAGCCTGAGTGTTTAGAGATAGAGGTGCAGTGATGAGTAGGTTTCATGTTTGGATAGACGCCGATTGTTGGGATGAAGACCCCATGAAATCTGGTGCAGAGTTTATTGGACTCTTTGATGATGTTGAGAAGATCATCGATTTTGCGGCGAGGCGGCTGGACAAAAAGGAAAAGGAGTCCAAAGAAAGTTATGCGGTTGTTACGATGGGCGATATGTCCCCAGCAGGGTTGATGGAGACGGGTGGCATGGACCCTGAAGATAGCTGTATTGAATGGATTGGCAGGTACACAGATGAAGAGGCAGAAAAACTCATGCCCGAATGGGAGGAGGAATATAGCGAGGAGCTTGAGGGTGGGTGTTGGATTAGCACTGTGTACGATGAGCATCCAGATGTTGGTGTGCTGACCGAAGACTATCATGTCTGGGACACAGAAGAAAAGGGTTGGCGCGGGTTCGATGATTGCAGCAGAGACACAGATAGGTGGCGCAAAGAATTAACCGGTCCCGCTGAAAAGAGTGAGCATGACACATCAATTCCTATTCCAGAGGAGGTGCAGTGATGGGTCACAGACACATGATCGATGGAGCACATGCCCAGATTGAAATCATCAAGGTCAGGGATTGGCAGGACAAGAGTAAGGACCAGACGTTGGCTTTGGCTTCCTTCACTTGGGACTGCCACACGTGCTGGCTAGAGTTTACCAGAATCGTGATGAATATTTCAGACACGATGTATGCGGAGTTTGACGAGGCGTTTGATGGCGTAACTCAATATGTTCAATTCAAAACTGATAGGGAGATGCAGTGATGGCTAAAATTATTGAAGCTGAGTATAGCGTAGTGAGTTCCTGGGAGCCTAAGAATATAGACGGCTGGCCCTTGGATGAGGATGGCTACTGTCGTGAAATAGAGACCGCTACGAAGTGGTGGATTAAGGACGATATGCTGTTTGTGATCTGGGATGCGTGTGCCTTGGGGCAGATGGCTATTAGCTATCCACCAACGTACGAGGCGGAGGGTGTTTGTGATTTTAAACGTGCTGATAAGATTTATGTCGGGGCCGTGGAGCAGGTTCTATGATCCCAGGGATTTCGTTTTGTCACAGGTGTGACAGTAGGGCTGATGCGAGGGAGGGTAGCACCCTTCTTTGCTCAGACTGTTGGTTTGAAATCTATGCAAAAAGGAGTGAAAAGAATGGGCAGAGTAAAAGACTGGATGATCGAAATGGAAGAGGACGCATCGGACATGACGTTGTCGGAATGGACGGAGAAGCATGGTGAGGCGAACGTGAATGTCTATGAGGCGGTCAGGAGGGAAGCCGACTATTTCGATGCTGACGGTATATTTCGAGTTGCAGACAATCCGGCAACAACGATAAGTACGATGGAGCGAGATCGAATATCCAAGTTATGTGCTGAATTAAACGGCATTGAGGGGCCAGACGCCCAATTAGAGAGTGTATTGAGACAGGCGCAAGAGGAGTTGCAGCTCCTACTGTCGAAGATCAAGACACGCAAACCCATAAAGGAGGAAGAGAATGACAAATAAGACAAAAACTAGGGGCAGACCTAAAACATTTCAGTTGAGCAAGGACGAGCGGACCGCTCTTTTGAACGCGCGCAACAATCTCAAAGACATGAAAAATAGTATTGATGAAACGCAGGACTGTCATCTGTCGGACATCAGAAACCTGCATGAGGCTGTGGATCTGATGGATAAGATACTTGGGTTTGATAGTCCAAATACTCAGGGCGGCTGGTACTACATGGATTATGTTCTGTCGGAGGATGTCCCTAATGGCTAAGAAACTTACGGACGAAAAAAATAAGCTTCCTGGAGCTAAATACAATCGAAAATATGAAGTGCTCCTACATCTAACAGAATCCAGGATTTACACTGTGCGCGCAGTGAACGATTCCCACGCAATGGATGTAGCGTTGGATCGATCTAAAAAGCGCAACAAATTTGTCGGAGCCGTTGCTGTAAGCGCCAAGATGGTTGGTTACAAATGAGTAAGTGGGAGATTTAGATGATGATTATTGAGGGCGATGGATCGTGGTCAAAGCTATTAGATGCTGGTAGATGCCCGATATGCACGGGCGCCATCGAGGCCAGCAGGTGCAGGGTTTGTGGATTGAGTATTGGAGAAGGAGAGGACATGTCAAAAGCAAGAGCAAGAAAGTACAAGAGTTCGCAGGAGCATCTCAACAAAGCTTTGCGTAAGGCAGAGGAGTTGTTCTTTGAGAGCACAGACAAGGACAAGTGGCGGGGGGAGGAGTCGGAGGTTCAGTTGTTGGATCAAGCTGTATCCACGTTGCAAGAAGCGCAAAGCTTGTTGGTAAAAGCAAGACTGCGGGTGAAGGTTTCGTCATGACAGACATCGATCCTTTATTGACGCCACTTAAAATTATTTTCGATTACATGGACGGAGACATAAACTTGGAAGATGCAGTGACAGCGATACAAGAGGCCGACCCTGATATGACGTACAAGGAGGTCAAAGAGATGTTGCTACAACAGCCAAGGGACAACGTCATGGACATACAGTTATTCAGGTGAGGGGTGTGAGGATTCTCCTGAAATGGCGGGGGGCATTGGGTTTGCCCTCGTCTAACGATGAGTCTGTCCCCCGATGGACGAGTCGATAACACAAGGCTCTGGATGTTTTCTATCACTGTCCCCTGAAGTTTTCAGCGGTGATAACAAAACAAAGCCTACCTCACAGGTGGTTTAGCATTTTCCATCTTACAAATAGGTAAATCCAGAGAACACCCAAACGATTTTAACAGGAGGCAGATATGCTGAAGAAATTATTGAATATGTTTTTCCCAATGTTTGTGGATAACAAACCAAAACCATTGGAGCCATTCACTGGTTCTATAAAAAAGGTTGAGCCAAAGATTAAGACAGCCAAGGCGAAGTTAAAGCCTGTTTCGGCTCCGAAGAAGAAGCGTGGCCGTCCGGCCAAGGCGAAGAAGTAATGAAGTTCAAGTACAAAACAAAGCCATATGAACACCAGCATGAGGCCTTGGTTAGGTCACATGACAAGAAGAACTATGGCTACTTCATGGAGATGGGGTGCGGCAAATCCAAGGTGTTGTTGGACAACATCGCTTGGTTGTATGACGAAGGTCATATCGACACGGCAGTGATTGTCGCCCCCAAGGGGGTGTACATCAACTGGCAAACGAGCGAGATCCCCGCGCATATGCCCGACCACATACCGCATGAGGTTTATGTGTGGAAGGCCAGCCCCAACAAAAAGCAGAAAGAACGCCTGATCGAGGGCGTAAGCAACAGGGACTCGTTGCGTATTCTGCTTGTTAATGTGGAGGGCTTTGCTACCGCCAAGCTACCAAAGTATCTCGCTGCCTTTATCAAGGGCAGTGAGTTTATGTTGGCTGTCGATGAGTCAACAACGATCAAGAACCCCAGAGCCAAGCGCACAAAGACGCTGGTCAAGATCGGGGTCCATGCCAAATACAAAAGGATCCTGACCGGATCTCCTGTGACTAACTCACCGATGGATCTGTACGCGCAGTGTGGATTCATGGACAAGAATCTGTTGGGCCATGACTCATACTATTCTTTCCAGGGGCGGTATGCGGTGACCAGAACCCAGTGCATGGGTAGCCACAGTTTCCAACAGATCGTTGGGTTTCGTAACCTTGAGGAGTTGTCTGAGAAATTAAAGAAGTTTTCGCACAGAGTCACAAAGAAGGAGGCTCTTGATCTGCCCGACAAGATATACACCACCAGAGATGTGGGTTTAACGGACAAGCAGATTGAATACTATGCATCGATCAAACAGTCAGCGATAGCGATACTGGACGAGGGTAAGTTTGTTAGCGCGCCAGCCGCCATGACGCAGTTGCTACGGGTTCAGCAGGTGTTGTGTGGGCACGTGATGGATGATGATGGGCACTTGGTGGAGATACCATCCAAGAGGCTAGATGCAATGTCCGACTGCATTGATGAGATGACAGGGCAAGTTATCATCTGGGCGCGGTTCAGGTATGACATAAAGAATATCGAGGCCATGCTAAAGAAGGTCCACGGTGCGAGTTCCACTGTTAGTTTTTACGGGGACACATCGGACCAGGATCGACAGAATGCGATTGAATCTTTCCAAGCAGGCAAGGCTAGGTTCTTTGTGGCTAACCCACAGACCGCAGGGCGTGGTCTGACGCTGACCGCAGCATCCAACGTGATTTATTATTCCAACGACTTCAACATGGATAGTAGGACGCAGTCGGAGGACAGGTGCCACCGGATCGGACAGGACAAGAAAGTTCTGTATGTAGACCTGATGGTTCGCAACACGGTGGATGAGCATATCGTAAAGAGTTTGCAGTCGAAGCTTGCTCTGTCGGCCAAGGCACTAGGTGAGGAGGTTCGGCAATGGTTGGAGTTGACCCCAAAAAAGAGAGACTGACGCGACACGTTAGTTGTTTCATGAAACAGATGGAGTTTTTGATATGAAGGATGGTTTTCCTATTTTAGCAAATAAGTTTTTAGCCGCTCTTGCAGAACCAAGAAGAGGAATAAAGGGGTATAAAGGTGGTAAGTATGCAGAATCAAAAAGACGTAACTTACAGGCAGACGTAGCAACATCACAGAAATTTGTTCTCAGTAATAATTTGGTAGAACACGCATACCTTGCCAGTTTGTCAAAGCCAAAACACTTAATTGAAATGTTGGATCGTGGCATACCTCCATTCAATAACATGTGGATTGAATGGGATGAGCAATTTAGGGCTAAGATAATTGCACGAGAGTTCAAACGTATGGGGTTTTTTGAAGAGTATTACAAATTACATCCTAAAAAGATTGGAGAAAACCCACCAGAAGATGCTTTAAAAACTCGCGCAGGGGTTGGACGAGTTGGATATCACATACGGAAATTAAACTCCGGGTATTTTTTTGAAATTCATTTTAGTGATGATGAAACTAAAGGTGAGGCAATCCTATCTGCACCGAAAGGTTTTTTCGTAGGTGGGTTTAACAGGTTTTTTTGGAATACGAAACTTGATGAAACAAACAGTGAAAAAGAAAGAGAAGACTTGGGGAATAATATACTAGACCAAAACTCTGCTCTTCTAGGTCAATGGTATACACAAAAAAGAATGTCTTTTGGTGGTGTAGGGACAGAAAGCGATAAAATTTCAATAACTTTATTGACTTCTTTTGTACTTGGAGAGGCCTCCGCAATGAGTTGGTTGGTGCCTCAACACGCACTTGAAAGAGGGCTTTCAGATGAAGAAAAAATTGAAATGCAAAAGGCCAGTTTATTGGCATTACAAGGTGATGCTAGGTTCTTGATCGCCTTGTTAGGTTTACTCAACTATGACCTTGTTGTTCACGATACAGTGACAACTCCAAAACAAATAGATCATAAAAGTTTTGGTCGGGTTATTCCAAAAAGTGAATATAAGGTGGTGACAATTGATCTGCCCAAGCCGCGTGGTAAACGGATATATGAACGTATGTTCACAGGACAAGGCAGTCCTAAACGGGAACACTGGAGACGCGGACATTGGAGGTCTCTTAAAGATGCATTTGGTAGGATTAGAAAGCGTGTATGGATTGATGAAATGAAAGTTGGTAATCCAAAGTTAGGATCCATAATCCATGATTACGATCTACAGGCTAAAAAGCCGCAAGTATTTAATCTTGAGGACATGAATGATGCGGCATGTTGATTTGTGTTCGGGGATTGGTGGGTTTGCTCTGGGGTTTGAGTGGGCTGGTCTGTCGAAGCCCGTTCTTTTTTGTGACATAGAACCTTGGAGCCGCAAGGTATTAGCAAAGCATTGGCCTCACGTGCCGATAGCAACAGATGTAAAGGAGTTAGCAAGTGATCCAAGACGACTTGTTCCAGAGTGCGACATCCTCACAGCAGGATATCCTTGCCAGCCCTTTAGTGCTGCCGGCAAGCAAAGAGGCGAGGAAGATGACCGTCACATCTGGCCTGAAATATTCACCATTATTAGGTCGAAAAGGCCGCGCTGGATTGTTTGCGAAAATGTTTATGGGCATGTCAGCTTGGGCCTCGACGAAGTGCTATCTGACCTGGAGGGGCAAGACTACACCTGCCAAGCGTTTATTGTTCCAGCTTGCGCCGTCGATGCCCCACATAGACGAGACAGAGTTTGGATTGTTGCCAACACCGACGACACAGGACAACCCGCAGGTGCGGGGCGAGGGCAAGACAATCGGAACGAAGAGGGGCACGACTCTGGGCGGGTATGCAAGAATGTGGGCCACTCCCAGAACGACAGACGGGACGGGAGGGCCACGCAAGCTAGACGAAAAGGGGCGCCGGATCAGTCAGGCAAATCCAGACTTGGTGTTCGGGGCGAATCTAGCAGATCAAGTTCGGATGTGGCCGACACCAACGGCCAACGAGGACGCAGCGGGTACTCCAGAGGGCAAGATGCAAAGACAGCTAGGAAACCACCCAGATATTCGGGGCACGACGCCCGAGGAATGGAAACGTGGCTCCCTGAACCCCCAGTGGGTCGAGTGG